AGAAGAGCGTTCGTATTGTGAATTCCAAGCGTCTACTTGTCGATGGAACTCTGGTAATGCGTTCGTAATAGTGTTAGCAATAGAAAAGTCGTTTCCTTGTTTAAGTTTAATAACTTGACCATTTTCTACTTCTGAAAGAACGTTATTCTGAATATCAGGGTCAGTAGTTTTAAATATAATTTTAGATCCTAACTCCATTGCTTCTTTCTCTCGTACTACGGCATCATTAGTCCACATCTGAGCTTCAAATCCATCTTCAACGATACCACGTCCTAATCCACGTCCTGGAACTTGTTCCCAAGCTAGATACATGTATTGTTCATCATCTAAAAATTCATGATACAGAATACTGTGTTTTGCTTTACCTGATTTAAGGATAAAGAACTTTTGTATCTTGTAAACATAATCGCTTCCTTCTCCATCATAAGCGGTTTCTGGAAAACTACCAGTCATTTCATAGACAGTAACAGTATTATCTGTAGATTTATTAGCAATATCGATAGCTTCTTCAACGTTATCCCATACATCTATCTTTTCTGAAAGGTCTTCTGGTGACATGTAATGCTTTTCTATTACAAAATCATCAGGGTCTATAGGGTCTGTAATTACATTACGCCAGTCTACTACTTCAATCTCTAAGTCATCTTCTTTAGTTTCTTCATTATATTCAATACACTTCTTAACTAGAACTCCTCCATATTTGGCACGAGTAAATCCCATTTCATTAAGTGTCTTTGCGAAGTTTACATCTTTCATCCAATTATATACTTCTTTCTGTAAGAGGAATGATATAGGCGTGAACTTTGGTGCATCTGCTACTATTTGAATATCTTTTGTGTCTAAGTCAGTGGCTCGTGTAGCTATGTTTACTCGGTAGTTAGTAATGTTATAGAAAGGTTTAATACGACCACGAGAGTCTCTATTCTGAAATCCTGTAAGATATCGTGAGCTTGTATAAAACTCTATTCTTCGTATCGTTTGATATTGATTGAACTCTAAACCATCCGTAACTTGTACAGATGATTTTTCCCAATCTCCAACTTTTTTTTGTAGTAATTTGATTATATCCATATAAAATAGGGAGACAGCGTTTTGCTGCCTCCCCGTTTCTCGGTTGAGACTATTCTAATATTTTACTCGTAGTAGTTACCACCTTATACTTGTCTGAAAAACCTTTTTGTCTTGCCTCTCTATCAGGTGTTATTTCTAGCTTACCATAAGGAGGTAATTCACGCAACAACATAATAATGTTTTCTTCGTTTTTAGATAATTGCATATGTTTATTTTAAAAATTTTCTGATACTGATAATCTTTGTCTAACCATTGCATTAAGTATTGATTGCTTTTTATCTGGTTCTTTGTTTGATACCAGAGAACTTATACCATATCTTACTGCATCTAGTGCGTGATCTAAACCTCCTTCTGGAACATTTATTATCTTACCTGTATTCTTTTCTACTTTCCATAGGTAGTTACGATATTCCTTTATCAAGTTTGCTGAACTCTTAGTAACTGATATTCTTTGGTCTTGTATATAAGATATACCTTGTGTTATTGAACCAGCTCCTTTAGTTGCTGGCATGATGTTAAGGTTGTAAAGACGTAATTCATCAATACTCTTAGGCTCTGCACTATCTGCAATAACCAATGACTTGTTTACTGATAACAATACATCTGCTATCTGTTTATTACTCATTCCTTTCTGATAGCATATCTCATCAAATATATAACCACCATTATAGTAATATATTGCAATAATAGCTGTAGGGTCATTAGTATAACCGAAGTCTAATCCATAACGCTCTAATCGTGCTTCATGTGGTATTGATTCGATAATCTGCCAGTCTTTATATATTTTACCTTCTACCTCACCAAGCTGTCCCATACCATATACTTGCCACCATCCTTTTCTATTCATACGTTGCTCTATTGATTGAACAATTTCAATAGGTAGGGCTTCATTATCTTTGTAGGTAACGATAATATGCTCTACGTCATCACGCTTGTCTTTAACATCAGTATAGAACCAAAATTCATTTGTAGGGTTCCAGTCAAGATATACAAATTCCTTAGTACGCACTTCAAGCTGTTCAAAAGCATCAAATGTTACATTGTTGGCTTCGTTTACAAATAATCTATCACGTCTAGCTCCACGTAGTTTATCACCATTATCTGTTGAAAAGAACTCTATTTGTGATCCAGTTTCAAATGTATAGATACTATCTGTAGCATTCCAGTTATTATCACTCCAATAGTTATGTGCAACCATTATATTCTTGAAGTCACGCATAGCACCTCGTTTAAGGTGTGGTATTGATTCCGATACTATTGAAGATAGTGTTGGTTTCTTGTCCGTCTGCGATAACTGTATCATCCACAATAGGATTGATATTGTCTTCGATGCTGACGTCCCCCCCTGTACTGCTCGTATCTTCTTTTGCATCTGTGCTATTTTCTTTAGTGATGTCGTTATTGAATACATAAGAGTTTAATATTGGTGTTGGTAGTTCTTTACCATCTGCTCCAGTTTGTTCTGTTCTTAAAGAGAAATCTTCTTTCATTCTACGTTCTGCCCATTTCCATGAGTTTTCTTTTCTAAGGTCATCATCTAGTTCTGATTCCCTTTTAATAGCTTGTGCAATGTTGTTTATAGCTATAGTATTCAACACATTTTCCCAAGAAGCTAGAAGTATCCCAAGTGCTTCACTCTCTTGTACCCAGTTAGATAATGTTTGTGGTGGTAATCCTATAAGACTACAAGCCTTGTTACGAGAAAAGCCCATTTCTAAATATGGTTTTATACTTTGGATAATCATATCTCTTTCTTCAGGTTTAAAAGCCTTTCCTTGTGCCATATATATCTATATAATACATAAAAACTTACAATGATGCAAGTCTTATGTTACTTATCTTTAGTTTAGCTTCTTACGGTTCTTAAAGTCTTTTGGTAATGGTGAATATTCTCCTGCAAATACTTTATCATAACGTCCACCTGTTGCGGTGTTCATTAGTTTAGTAGTTGCTTTAGCTGCGTTTGGTTTCTTTTTCATACCGTTATTATATCATGAAGATATATTTTAATGCAAGGTAATTTTATTAATTATTGCTATAGCTCCCATAATTGCAAAAGACTTTAGTATATCTTGTGTAAGTACTAATGCTATCCAGTAAGATATGCAAATAGGGCAATAGAATAGTTCTCCTAGTATCCAGTGTTTATTTGCTATCAATGCTCTAGGTTTTTCTAGAAGTACGCTTTCTGTGAGTAAGTAAGCTATACCGTAGGTTGTGAGTACGTTAGTCAACATAAAAGTGGAATTGTTCTATTTCAAAATACTTGCCTTTTGATGCTTTTACTTTACATTCAAGTGAACTTTTCCACCATAATTCTATCAGAATATCAATTAATTCTCGTGTTACTTTAATTTTTTCCATATAATTATATATTATAGTCTCGTTTTATTTGCTTGATAAAAGTGTTTACCTTTACTCTACCATTACCACAACCATAAATAGAATTTTCCAGTTCTTGTAGTTTTTCTATAAAATCTATAATAATTTGTTTACATTCTGGTTTCATAACTTATTAAGCATATATTCTAGTAATTTATTATGGTTTTTTACTGTATCAGTGATCATAGAGTTTCCATGTTTTCTATAAAAGAATAGTGGTTTATCTATTACAGTTACATTATATCCATCTTTTGTAGCTCTTAGCCAGAAATCCCAGTCTTCATATCCTTGATATGGCATATTTTCATCATAACCTCCTATCCTATCCCATATTTCTTTCCTAAATAGAGATGAACAATTAATACAGTTGTAGTTTTTAAAGTTTTCAAAAGTTGGGTTTTCATGAGGTGGTTTCCAAGTATTATTACTATCTCCAAATTCTACTTGGGTTACTCCTACAATGTCGTTTTTATCTAGTGTTTCTTCAATAAAATGTTTATCTAGTATATCATCTGCATCTAAACAACAAATATAATCTCCATTTGCTATTTTAATGCCTGCATTTCTAGCACTAGCCAATCCTCCATTTTCTTTATCAACGATGCGTACAGGGTAATTTTGAGCTATCTGGAGTGTATTATCTGTGCTTCCATCATTAACTACAATTACTTCACAAAGTATTGTTTGTGTAAGAGCTGATTCTATAGCTTCACTTAGATATTTACCATAATTATAGCATGGAATAACTATTGATACACGAGTTTTCATATATCTATTATAACTTAACTTTTAATAATGTACAAGACGTACATGTGGGCATAGGTGGATTCGAACCACCGACCGCAGAGGTATAAGCTCTGTGCTCTAACCAACTGAGCTATATGCCCGTAACACCGCATCTGGTGTTGTGTTGTTATTTAAATACAAATCTTTGCTATATGTTCACATAACTTCTCAGGCATTTCTCCTCTTGATAAGTAATCTCTTTTCTGTGCTTTTGCCCATTCACCATGCTTGTGAGGATATGGACTAGAGCATTTTGGTAAGAATTTTGGGTTAGGATGATTAGACCAAATGTCAGTCTTCTTCATTATATAAAATTCACCATAACCACGAGCATTTGCTTTGTTTCCATAAGAACAGTATGTTACTTCGTACCTTTTTCTATCCTTTACAAAGTCCATATGACGCATTCTTCCTTGAGGGTTTTCTACAAAATAATACTTAGTACCAAGTGCAACGAGTTCGTCAATGAGTTTCCACATCTTAATATTAACTTCATCATCATGTATTGCAAGTTCAGATTTTGCACCTTCAGTAAGCGTTCTATGTCTATGTGTTGCAATAGAGTATGTAGTACATTGTGGACTTGCCCAAATAACATCTGGTACTCCACCACATAGCTTTATAACGTCATCGACTGTCAATGTAGATACATCTGCGTGTAGTTCTGCATCAAGTTTCTCAGACCAGTCTACTCTATATGTTTCAAATCCAATGTGTGAGAATGCTTTACTTATCTTACCCATACCACTGAATAATTCTAGTAATTTCATATCATTTCATTATCTCTTAATCGCTTTTCGGAAGCGGGGGTTTTAAAAGTCTTTTTATAAATATTTGGTTGTGTTTGAATTTGAAATCCTAGGTTTCTCCATCCTCTATATTTTAATAAGTGCATTGACCAAGATATAACCCATCTCCAAGTAATTGATTCAT